AGACTTGAAAGACATAGATTTTTCTAAGTATGCAAATGCTTATGTGAAAGTTGTTGTTTTGAATAAACAGGACCCTTATCTATTTGAAAAATTGATAGATGAGATTTATAAGTTTGGTCCTGTAGATGTTACGATTGTTGAAGACTTTACTGCATCAAATGAAGAAACTGATAGTGATATTATTGACCAAGCGCAAGATACTATGACAATTCTTTCCTCATTCATTGATTCACAAGGCCTAAATATTTCAGACATAAACAAACTTAAAACGTTAATGCGTGAACTTTATGTTGAAGCGTTGAGTACCGAAAATTTAGAATAAAGGATGGTAAAATATGAGTAATTATAGCGGTGTGGTAAATCGACCACAAATTAGAGCCAACAGAATTTCTCCTTGGCTTTGGTGGGATGATGCATTTACTGATGATGAGTTGAATCAGATATGCGAACTGTCTTCTAAGAATTTAGAAGAGGCTAAAGTTTTTATGCCAAATAGAGAAACGCCAGGAGCACCTGATATTCCAAAAGCATTACCTGATAAGAGAACATCTGAAATTAGTTTTAATTATGTAGATGATGACAATCGTTGGATATTTGAAAGAATCAATGGAGTTATTAATCATGTAAACTTTTCAGAATTTCATTTTGATCTAAATGGATATGAAATGTATCAGTATTCCGAGTACAAGGCAGAAAATTCTGGTCACTATGTTTGGCATTCTGATTTACACATGAATGACCATCTAACTCCAACAATGAGAAAGTTGTCTATTAGTTTGGTATTGAATGAACCTGGAGTTGATTATGAGGGTGGAGACTTTCAGTTTATGAGATCAACGCCAGATAATTTAGAGACAGTTGAGTTTAAAAAAGGAAGAATCATATTGTTTCCTTCTTGGTTAACTCATCGTGTTACTCCAGTAACTAAAGGTGTTAGAAAGTCTGCTGTTATTTGGGTTTTAGGACCAAAATTTAGATAATTTTAAAGATGATTATTTTTCGTAATTTGAAGTGGAAGAATTTCTTGTCAACAGGAAATTTTTTCACCGAGTTGAATTTAGATTCCAACAATACTACATTGATTGTTGGTTCTAATGGTTCTGGTAAATCGACTATGCTTGATGCATTGACGTTTGTCCTTTTTGGTAAACCATTTCGTAATATCAACAAAGGGCAACTTGTCAATACAATCAATCAAAAAGATTGTACTGTTGAAATTGAATTCGACACAGGCAACAAGTCATACAAAATCGTTCGTGGTATCAAACCAAACGTGTTTGAGATTTACTGCAATGGGCATCTAGTCAATCAAGATGCCGCAGTCAAAGACTATCAAGAACACTTAGAGAAATTCATTCTCAAACTCAATTACAAATCTTTTACTCAAATTGTTTTGTTGGGTTCAGCATCATTTACTCCATTCATGCAATTGTCTGCAAGCGATAGACGTTCTATCATCGAAGACTTATTGGATATTCAAATCTTCTCACGCATGAATAGTGTTCTCAAAGATAGATTTCTTTTGTTGAAAGAAAAACATTCACAGTCAAAGTATGCAATAGACTTGAAGAGTGAAAAGATTCAATATCAGATTCAGTTTATCGATTCTCTAAACAAGAACAATGCAACTCAAATTTTATCTAAGCAACAAGACATTGCCAACACTCAATTACTGATTGTTGAGAGTGAAACTAAATGTGCGACAATACAAACAAGTCTGTCAGAAATGATTACACAAATTTCTGACAAATCTAAAGTCGATGCAAAGTTATCTAAGTTTAAAACTCTACAACAAAGTTTAGTAAAGACTCATAAAAAAATTGATACTGACATTGAGTTTTATCATAACAATGATGATTGCCCTACATGTAAACAAGCAATCGGTAATGAATATAAACTACACATTGTAGAAGAACGAAATAAAAAATTAGTTGAAGTTGATGATGCATTGTCAAAAGTCAAAACTGAACTTGATGTTGTGAATGGCAGACTTGCTGAGATTGAAACGATTGCTGAACAGATTCAAACATTGAATTCGCAGTTAACGTTTGAACAGAGTGAGGTCAGAGTAAATCAAAGACACATTGACAATATTAATAAAGAGATTGTGCGATTGAATTCTGTTAAAGATGATGTTAATGCAGAACAAGAAAAACTTGCAACGTTGACTACAGAACTAGCAGAACTAGAATCTGAAATTAAAGTTATTGCTGAAGAGCGTTTGTATTTTGAGATTGCAACGAACTTATTGAAAGACACAGGTATCAAAACGAAAATCATTCGTCAATACATACCAGTTATCAACAAGTTAGTTAACAAGTATCTTGCGGCATTAGATTTCTTTGTGAACTTTAATCTTGATGAATCATTCAAAGAGACAATCAAGTCTCGCCATCGTGATGACTTTACGTATGCATCATTCAGCGAAGGTGAGAAACAACGTATTGATATGGCATTGATGTTGACGTGGAGAGCAGTTGCCAAACTGAAGAACAGCGCCAGCACAAACATATTGATACTTGATGAGATTTTCGATTCATCACTAGATACAAATGGCACAGAAGACTTGATGAAAATTCTAAACATGCTTGAAGGTTCTAACTTGTTTGTCATATCACATAAAGGTGATATTTTACAAGACAAGTTTGCAAACGTGATTAGATTTGAAAAGGTAAATAATTTTTCGAGGATTGCAAAATGAAAATACTGAGTGAATATTATGGAACAGATGTAGACAGAGAAGCACACGTTCATCTTGATGAGGGGTTCTATAAAGTAAGATCAAGAAATGAATTTGGTTCATACTTTGTCGCATTCTTTAATAGTTTAGAAGAAGCAGAAAACTTTGCTGAAAATTATGTATTAGGAGAAACACATGAACCTTGAATTTGTTTCGGAAACATCGCCTGTTCTTTTGCAAGAATGTAACGAGTTTAATTTTGACAACCCACCATTTGATCCAAAAGAATTTGCACAAGCATTGCACGACAAGATGATTAAGAGTGATGGACTTGGATTGTCAGCAAATCAAGTCGGACAGCCATATCGTGTGTTTGTTATGAGGGCAGGTGAAGAACCATATGCAGTATTCAATCCAAGAATCATTGATACTTCAGATAAAGAACTTGTAATGAAAGAAGGTTGCTTAAGTTTTCCATTATTGTATTTGAACGTTAAACGTCCTGATGCCGTACGTATTCGTTTTCAAGATGAGAATGGGGAAACACGAACCGAAAAGTTTATTGGCATGACTGCACGAATTGCATTGCATGAATTTGACCACATGATTGGTAAAGTGTATACTCAAAAGGCTTCATCATTTGAAACACAACGTGCATTACGCAAACGCATGATTTTAAAACGTAAGGTAAAATAATGAAACCTTGGCAACATGGATTTGATATAGACTATCTTAAAGGACTTGAAACACAGTATGCAGACTACAATGCATATACGTTATCTCCTTTTGCAAAATATAAGAAAAATAATATTGCAGAGTCATTGAAAAATGAAACTCTTATGGTTCTTGATGATGCCATGCTTGATGTGACAATTAACAAAGTTGCATCAGACATTACAATGCACGGCGACACAGTTATTGCAAAGAAAGTAAAAGGTGATATTTCAATCGGAAAACTTTCTGGTAACATTAATACGATCAAACAAAAAATTTCTATGATAGTTGGAAATAATTTTTGGTTGACTGTATGGGCAGAGAACAAACAACATTGTGCAATGGCTGAAGAGTTGGGTTTCTGTTATGTTGGTCCAAAAATTACAACATACGGAGAAGTACATGCAATTTACTTTAAGAGTAACAGTCCTATTCCACGTTCGTTTCCTAAAGTAGAATCAACAGAATATCTAAGCATCAAAAAGATTGGCGCAATCACACCAGAATTTATTGAATCTGTTTCTGCTAAGTTAGCGACATTGCCTGCATTCACAAATCATTACAGTAACTACAACAAAGACAAAGCATGGTCTGCGTTGTCACTACGTGGTTATCGTCCAGAATCAGAATTCATTACAAAGCCTTCAGAGATGAGTGATGACTGGAAAGAAAAAAACAAAGATGTAAAATTTGAATTGCAAGACACACCACTCTATGATATGTTTCCTGAAGTGCGTGAGTTGTTGAGTAAATACAAAGAAGTGCATCGTGTTCGTTTCATGCAATTGAAACCTGGAGGTGGAGAACTAGAACGACACACCGATCAAGTTGATAAAGATTCTGGTGGCTCTAAAGGCAAACTTGCACGACTACACATACCAATCATTACTAATCCGAATATGATTTTTACTGTGTGGGACACTAAAGGTAATCCACAGAAGGTACATATGAACGTTGGAGACTTGTGGTTCTTAGATACACGTAAGCCACATCAAGCAATCAACAATGGAACAGATAATAGAATTCACTTAGTTATAGATGCAATCTCGGAAGGAGACCTGTATGAGTCGCTTGTATCCTGAAGAAATTTCTGATATAATTAAAGATTGGAAAGACCCAAACCCTGCACCGATAGTTGAAATGCACCATGGCTTTCATGTTGTGCGTGATGACTTGTTAGAGTATGGAAGTAAAAGTAGATTCATTGACCATCTTGTGAAGACTACAAACTGTGATGAATGGGTCTTTGGCGGTGCAAACAAAGTTGGTTGGGGTCCAATATCTTTAACGTATGTGTGTAATCTCTATGGAAAAAAAGCAACGTTCTTCATGGCTAAACGCAAAGAGCCTACATGGCATCAGCAAAGAGTACTTGACCTTGGCGGTACTATTCATTGGGTTGACAATGGTATGCTTACTGTGACGAAAGCAAAAGCAAGACGCTATCAAGAAGAAGATACAAAGCGTAGACAATGTTTGCCTTTAGGATTAGAACATCCATCTGTGCTTGCATCGATTGTTAAAGTTGCAAGAGATTTAAATATCAAGCCAACAGAGATTTGGACTGTTGCATCAAGCGGAACATTGAATCGTGGATTGCAATTAGCATTTCCTAATGTGCCTGCATATGCAGTAGAGATTGGACACAAGATGAGTGATTACGAAAAAGGCAGAGCAATTACAATGCGTTCACCTTATAAGTATGACCAAGCAGTAGAAGAGAACCAAGCACCTCCATATCCATCTGAGAAATACTACGATGCTAAACTTTGGCAGTTTGTAGTGAGTAGTGGGAAACCAGGCGCACTAATCTGGAATGTAGCGTAATTAATATTCAAAGGAGTCGAACATGAGTAACGAAGAAGATAAATTTAAAAAATCTAAACGAATCCTTAAAGACGAAAATGCAATACGAAAGCAATTGAAAATTGCAAAAGCGTATAACATACCAGTTGATTCTCCTCATCAATTGGCTAAGCATCATGTGTTGGATTGTGGAAATCCTAATTGTGTGATGTGTGCAAATCCTAGAAAAGTATGGAAAGAAAAAACAATTCAAGAGAAGCGTTTTGAACAGACAGAAAAATTTGATAATGATTAAAGAAAAATATCTTGGTGCATACATGAAGACTGCAAGAGTCTTTGCCGAATTGAGTACTGCTAGACGTAAACAAGTTGGTGCTGTTGTTGTTAAAGATGACAGAATCATTTCAATCGGTTACAATGGTATGCCAAGTGGATGGGATAACAATTGTGAGGATGTTGTTCACCGCATTGCCGCTGAGTCAATTTTAAAAACAAAACCTGAAGTTCTTCATGCAGAGTCTAATGCAATTGCAAAACTTGCTAAGTCTACCGAGAGTGGTGATGGTGCAAGTATGTTTATCACTTGCGCTCCATGCATGGACTGTGCTAAAATGATATTTCAAACAGGTATTAAAGAAGTCTTCTATGCCGAAGATTATCGTGATGATGCGGGAATCAGTTTCCTATATAAATGTGGAATAACAGTAAAACAGATAATATGACAAAACATTTTTATGAACGTAATGATTGGTTGTTGAACCATGAAACAAACAAGACATTTGAAGAAGTGCAATGGATGACAGAAGACGAATTTCGTCAATGGTTCATCGATTTGCGTAAAGCAGTTGTACACTCATGGGACACTATGGGTCAACCACCAAGAGTTGGTTGGAGTGAAGATGCAATCAAAAAACAATTCAAAGAGATGTATGGATTTCCTGTGCATGAGTTTGAACACGTTGATGAATTGACTGGCGAGAAAGATGTAATTCGAAACACTAGCGTAGTTGGCAACGCCGCTAATCAATGGTTTCCAACCATGATGAAGACACGCATCAACTACACTAAGAATGATGATGGGCTTTCAATCTATGACCACTTTCTAAAAGATGAATTGCTTGAGAAGACATTGAAGTATTCTAAGCGACACTTCAAACGTGATTCATTCTATGCATATTCAAATACAGTTAAAGTCAATGAGATTATCAGCGTTGGTTCTTATAACGTGAAGTTTAAGAATGGCAATGACTTTGTTCGTTGGTTTGAAGAGAACAACATTCGACAATATGGTTATGACTATTGGGTAGAGAGTCGTGATGATGACGAAGAGTATAGCGGCTACAATGAAAAACTGAAAGATGCAAAGTATCTTGAAGTGACGCAAGATATTCTAGAGACAATTCCATCTAAGTCTACAATGAACATTAAGTCGCATGACCAAAAGAAGTATCGTCTGCGTATGTACAAGTATGGACAAAAGATTTTTCCTGTCGGCTTGAAAGCATTCCGTGTATCGTGGTGCCAATATGCTGTTAACTTTCCACCATTGACTGCAAAACTACTTTATGAAAAATTTACTCGACACGTTAAGAACCAAGATAGAATTGTTGTTTACGATCCCTCTTCTGGTTGGGGTGGGCGTATCTTGGGTGCTATGGCTTCTCGCACTTCTATTCCTTTACACTATGTGGGTACTGATCCTAATACCGATCACACTATTGGTGGGGATGGCGTCACTCCTAGTACTAAATATGCCGACTTGGCTGATTTCTATAACTCCGCAAAGAACGAAGGAGTTTTGTTTGAACAGTCCAACACTTACGAAGTTTTTCAACTTGGTTCTGAAGTTGTCGGAGATGATAGTTCGTTCCAAAAGTACAAGGGCGAATTAGACATGGTGTTCACTAGCCCTCCTTACTTTGCTAAGGAAGCGTATAGTGAAGACCCAACTCAATCGTATAAAAAGTTTACTGGCTATGATGCATGGCGTGAAGGTTTCTTGCGACCAACGCTAGAGACTGCTGTTGAGTATTTGCGTAACGATAGATACTTGCTTTGGAATATTGCTGATGCTAAGTTTGGTGCTGACATGTTGCCGCTTGAAAAAGATAGCAAAGACATTTTAGAATCACTCGGTATGGAATTCAAAGGTGTCGTTAAAATGGCACTAGCACAAATGCCAGGCGGCAATCGTATCGACCCTGATACTGGTTTACCTAAAGCAAAAAACTTTTGCAAGGTAAATGGGATGTGGTTGAAGTATGAACCAATCTTTGTATTTTACAAGCCATGATGTTCTCACATAAAACATTACGTAATTTTGGATACATGGAATTCAAATTTAATGAATTTGAATTGAAACCAATTCACGATGAAATTCGAGAAATTCAAAATGAGAATTTTACTAGACACCGTGCAGATGTTCAATTGGTTTCAAATTTTGCGAATGAGTACACGCTACCAAAATGCCATGACTACGTTGAAAAACTTTTGAAACCATATGCTCTAGATTATTTTAGAAATTCTGAATTGTGGTCAAACAACTTAGTTACAGATGACCATGAAGTAAATACAAATATTAAGATGACTCCTTTGTGGGTTAATTTTCAAAAGAAGTATGAATTTAATCCAATCCATAGACATAGTGGAGTTCTTAGTTTTGTTATTTGGATTGATATTCCATATAGAAAAGAAGATGAGAAATATATAAAATCGGACAATTCGGTTGCGGCCGCACCTGGATGTTTTAGTTTTGTATATACTGATATTTTGGGTGGTGTAAAAACACATTGGATCCCAGCAGATTGCACTTACAACAATACGATGGTTCTTTTTCCTGCTGGACTAAATCATTGTGTATATCCATTTTACACTTCAGACAAGTATAGAATTTCTGTCGCAGGAAATTTCTCCCTTGCAACATAAAGGAAAATAATATGAAAAAAAATGAATTTGAATTTGAATTTGGTGAGTTTCACAATTTAGGATTTATTGCATTGCAATTGTCTGAAGAACAATTAAAGCCAATTCGAAATGAAGTTGAAACAATTCGTAAGAATTTCAAAGGTCATTTAAAGATAAACAAAGAGTTGGCAGGAAATATTGAACATGAGTATGAATTACTCAAATGTAAAAATCATGTCTTTAGTATAGTTATGCCATTGGTTGCTCAGTACATTGAACGTTGGGGCGTCTTCAATAAGATTGGTATGTTGACGAATGATGTTCCAATGACACTTAGTAGTCTATGGGTTAATTTTCAAAAGAAACATGAATTTAATCCTCCTCATGTGCATCAAGGTTTGGCAAGTTTTGTTATATGGCTTGATACTCCATTTTCAATGGAAGATGAATTGAATACATTATCAAGTAAAGATGCCGCTATCAAAATTCCTGGACATTTTCAGTTTCTGTATACGGACTCACAAGGACATATTCGTCAATGCAATATGCCAGTAGATAAAACATGGAATGGAAGAATGGTTCTCTTTCCTTCAACTATGGTACATGCTGTATATCCATTTTCTACTTCTGATGAGTATAGAATAAGTCTCTCTGGTAACGTTAAACTAGATACCACTAAATCTAAAATGTCAAATTACAATATGAGATGAGTTTATATTTTACTAATCACATTGTTTCACCTTTATCTCAAGATGTTATAGATGATCTTAGAAAGTTTGATTGGCACACAATCATAGATAAGGGAAATAAACTAGAAGATTTGAATGACAGACAATGGAGATTCATTAAAGGCTTAGTTATAGAATTGATTGTAGAGAAGTATAGTGGAGAAGATGGACTAACTTATATCGGAGATTCATTCAAAGATTATTTTTGGAAGAAATATAATCTAACTGTAGAATTAAAAAGTGGTTTGTCTGGAAGCATGTATGGTAAAAAAGGAAATTTAAATAAAAATTTCAACATCAAACTCAACAACAGCAACGGCACCAATAAGAAATCTACATTAGAACTAAGTGAAGTCGCTGACATATTGCTTGTAATCAAAAATGACGGAGCATTTGTTGTTGATAACAATACTATAATCAGATGCAGTATGAAAAGCGGAGATGGATTTGATCTTGTATTGAATAGGGGTGACGTTACTCCTATAACTGGTAAACTATATTCAAATACGTGTGGCGAATTGAATCTAAAAGAGAAAATTATGGATGCTATCAGAGGTGTTATCTGATATTTTTTATTTTGTCCTCTGTAAGTGCTTGATCCGTAAGGGTTTTTTCTGCATTTTTAAGGAAAAGCCCTTTATTTTACGCAAATGTGTTGTTTTGACGCTACACTATGCAAAATAGTTCTTGACTTCTTCTCCTACTGTGGTATACTCTATATATAGATTGAGATTACAGAGGAATTTATGTCATACGTTGAACATCCTGCCGCATACGAAGCCGCTATCAAGCGCAACATCATAAACAATGCCACAAAAACGTTCTATAAAACGTATCCTGATGCTGGCGATATCGTCCAGTTTCTTGTTTCTAATTCCGAGAAGAATTCTTTCTACTCAAACCTTCTAGGTGCGTTGAACACCTACGGCAAGTTGACAGAAAAACAAGTCCTTGCTGTACGTAAGTCTATTGCAACCTTTGCCGAACGCAAAGCACAATGGATTGCACAAGCCGCAGATAAAAATGCTACACGTAAATTCGTTGGCACCGAAAAGAAAAAGATTACTGTTACACTAACAGTTAAAAAAGCCATTGTCGTTGACCGTCCTAAATTCTACTGGGCTGATTCTGGCACCAGTCTTCTCCGTATCTGTGAAGATGCCGATGGCAACGTAATTGTATTCAGCGGCAATGCAGATTTTCCTGCTGAAGGCGAGACTGCCACCATCACCGCTACAGTAAAAATGCACCGCTACTATAAACAAAACGATATTGAAGTGCCACAGACAGTTATCATCCGTCCCAAGACTGTTGCCATTGTACAACAGCCCGTTGCAGAAACCGCTTGACATTTTAATCCACTTGAGTTAAGATACATACATGCTTAATAAACAAATTTCAAAATCCACTCTAGCAAAGTTACTTGCTACAGAGAATATTTCGGTAGACTATCGCAAGGTGCAGACTGCATCATTCGATATCGTGAATCGCCGTCTTACTCTTCCCATTATGAATGACACCACACCAGAAATGACAGACCTTTTGGTCGGGCATGAAGTGGGTCACGCATTAGACACACCACAATCATACGTTGAATCGGCTAAGGCTGGAGGTTCTGCATTTTCTACATTCTTGAATGTTGTTGAAGATGCAAGGGTCGAACGTAGGATGAAGGATCGCTATCCAGGTTTGCGTAAGCCTATGGCTATCGCATATCGTCAATTTACTGAACGTGACTTCTTTGGCATCAAAGGTCAAGATGTAAATGAACTTATGTTAATTGATAGAATCAATTTGCACTTTAAACTTGGTGCAATTGCAGGCATTAAATTCAATGCCGATGAAATGCTTTATGTTAACGAAGTTGAAAAAGCAGATTCGTTTGAGCAAGTGAAAGATATCACCGAACGTTTGTATGCGTTTTGCAAAGCAGAGTTGGACCAAAAACGTCAAGAGGCTAAAGAAGAATTCGAAAAGCGCAAAGAGAATGGCGAATTCGATGATGAAGATTTTGGTGATGATAGTTTCGGTGGTGATGATACTGAAGACTATGAAGACAAAAATCCAAATGATTATGATTCTGGATCCGATGACGGTGATGATGATTTCGAATCTGAAGATCAATTCGACAATGGCTATTCCAATGCACCATCATTCGAAGATACTATGCCTAATGAGTTGAAGGCATATGGTGATGAAGTTAAATCTGTAACGGATGAGAAATTTCAACAAGCACTAAAAGGTCTTGCAGAAACAAAAGAAATTTACGTTGGTAAGATTGCTAGTCAAAATCAAATCAGTTTAAAGCAATATATTGTTCCGTTTAAAGACTTAAAGTTCTTTGAAGATAACTTTTATAATGATCCTGAGTTGGAAGCGCATGAGCGTTATGATTCTACTCTGTTAACGAAATTCGAAGCCAAGAATAAGAATCCAATTGCGTATCTTGTGAAAGAATTCGAAATGAAAAAGAAAGCGGCTGAGTTGCGCCGTGTGACAGTCTCTGATACTGGTACACTTGACACCAACAAGTTGCATACTTACAAATTCAATGACGATATCTTCCGTAAGATTGGTGCCGTTGCACAAGGTAAGAATCACGGCATTGTGATGTTCATTGACTGGTCTGGTTCTATGTGCGACAACATGTCTGGCACAATCGAACAGTTGATTACAATGTCAACGTTTTGCCGCAAAGTGAATATTCCTTTTGATGTTTATGCTTTCAGTACTGAGTCTTTCAAAAACATTAAACCAGAATATGTTCCTATGACAAATGGTCAAATGCAAATTGATAATTTTTCTTTGCTAAACATTTTGTCTAGCAGTATGAAGAATGCAACATATCGCAAATTTGCAAATGACTTGTTGCAAGTGGCTGAGGCATATCAGCCTTATGTAAGTAATCGTAGAAATTACAAATCCACTTTTATCTGTGAGAATATGAGACTTGGTGGCACTCCATTGAATGCGACAATTCAAGTTGCATCTAATGTTGTCAATGATTTCCGTAAACGTACTCGGTCAGAAATTGTGAATGTTATCTTTTTGACTGATGGAGAAGATTCCACTACTCTTTGGACCGATAATGAAATAGGTCGTTCCCAACGTATTGGTCCTTCTGACTTCCGTTCAGTATCTTACATTGAAGATAAAGAATCTGCAAAAACTTATCGTGTAAGTGACAAAGGTGTAACACCTACTCTGTTACAAATTTTGAAGGATCGTACTGGTTGTAATTTGATTGGATTTTACATCCTGCCAAAAAGCAAACGTTACTTCCAAAATGCAATGTCACGTTTCAACATGATAATGACGGATGATGGATACAAACAGTTCCGTAATGAAAAGTATTTTTCGGTTAACGGATATGGCTACTCAGAATATTTTCTGATTCCTGGTGGTGATGATTTGTCTACCGATGATGATTCGCTATCAGACATTCTTGGCGAAGCCAAAGATGTTTCTGCACGTAAGTTGAAAGGTGCATTTTTAAAGATGAACCAGAACCGTTTGACTAATCGTGTTTTGCTCTCTAAGGTAATCAAGGAAATTGCTTGATGTTGCGTAAAAACAACAGTTCAAATAACCCTTGACCTACCACAAATACTCTGTTATACTACTAGTATTGAAATTGATTTTTAACTGAAAGGCAAATTATATTATGATTACGCAAAGTGAAAAAGTTGCATTCGTTACTGAAGCCGCAAAACGTTTTGGTGAAGTTGTGACCCGCCAACAATTGGTGACACTTTCTGAAGAGACTGGCGGCAAACGTCAGTTCTGGCTTGAAGCCGACCAGTACCGAGTTGGACGTGGCAAGTACCAATTGCCCCTCCAAGAATTTAACGTGAACATGGCTGGTCTTGCACTAGTCAAATCCAATCCAGTTCCTTCTATGCCAATCTCCGAACCAATCATGGCTCCTGTTGCAAAAGCAATTGCAAAAATATCTTCCGTTGCACGTATGCAAGAGGGTGCAATTATTCCTAAAGTGAATTCATTGTACGTTCCTTTTGGATTCTTTGACAACATGAAACGTATTGTTGCATCAAAGAAATTTTATCCAGTATTCGTTTCTGGTCTCTCTGGTAACGGCAAGACTTTCATGGTCGAACAAGCCTGTGCCCAATTGAAAGTTGAATGTCTCCGTGTGAACATTTCACCTGAGACTGATGAAGACGATTTGATTGGTGGCTTCCGTTTGATTGACGGAGAGACAAAGTGGTTTGATGGTCCAGTTGTTCAAGCAATGAAGTCTGGTGCCGTTTTGATTCTTGATGAAATTGACCGTGGTTCAAATAAACTAATGTGTCTGCAAGGTGTACTTGAAGGCAAAGGTTTGTTCGTTAAGAAGACTGGTGAATTTGTTGAACCAGTTACAGGTTTCAACGTTATCGCTACCGCCAATACTAAAGGTAAAGGTGATGAGACTGGTCGTTACATGGCCGCTACAATTCTTGATGATGCGTTCCTTGAGCGTTTCCCAATTACAGTTGAGCAAGAGTATCCAGATACTAAAGTTGAAACAAAGATTTTGACTAAGTTGTTTACCAGCCTTGGTATTGATGACAAAGCATTTGCAGAAAATCTTGTGAAATGGGCTGATATCATTCGTAAGACTTTCGAAGAAGGTGCTATTGATGAATTGATTTCCACTCGCCGTTTGTCTCACATTGCCGAAGCCTACACTATCTTCAACGATAAGATGGAAGCAATCAAGTACTGTATCAACCGCTTTGATGCAGAGACTAAAACTTCATTCCTTGATTTGTATACCAAGATTGATGCTGGCATTGATCCTACTGCGGAAGTGACACCTGCGCCAGCAGTTGATGACGTACCGTTCTAAATCTCCTGGCAGTAATGCCTTAGAGGCTACTTGACGTAGCCTCTTTTTTTATATATAATAGTGAGATAATTTTTAATAATATGGAGAATTTATGGAATTTGAATTGAACATTCAGCAATTAAGAACTAAAAAACTTTTCATTGCGACACCAATGTATGGCGGACAATGCCATGGTGCATACACAAAAGCAATCACCGATCTTATGGTACTATGTACCAAGTATGGTATTGAAGCCAAACTCTTTTTCATCTTCAACGAATCACTAGTGCAACGTGCTAGAAATTATTTGACGGATGAATTTGTGCGTAGTGGATTCGATTACATGCTTTTCATCGATAGCGATATTCACTTTGAGGCGCAAGACGTTTTGGTGATGATGCACTTTGCAGTAACCCGTGAAGATATGGATGTTGTTTGTGCGCCATATCCAAAGAAAGCAATTTCTTGGGAGAAAATTAAAGTTGCAGTTGACAAAGGATTTGCAGATGCTAATCCAAATCAATTGGAAGAGTTTGTTGGTGACTATGTTTTCAATCCGGCAGATGGTGTTACTCAATTCCGAATTGATGAACCAATCGAAGTGAAAGAAAGTGGTACAGGCTTTATGCTTATCACACGCACCGCACTTGAAAAGTATGATACTGCATTCCCTGGACAAAGTTATAAGCCAGATCATGTGCGTACAGAAAACTTTGATGGTAGCAGAGAAATCATGGCTTACTTTGATTGCGTTATTTGTCCAGATACAAAACGTTATCTTTCAGAAGATTACATGTTCTGTCAATGGATGCGTAAAGCAGGCGGTAAGGTTTGGTTGCTTCCATGGATTCGTTTGAAACATGCTGGTAGTTATATCTTTGGCGGTTCTTTGCAAGCACTTGCGGCTATCAATGCATCGCCGACCGCAGATTCTACAGCAGTTAAAAGAAGTGTTACTGCACTCAAATGATAGACTATCGATATAATGAAGATAAGACTTTAGCGGAACTGAAGTCTTACATTGACACAACATACGGGCAACATTACTCCCGTGACAAATTCCAAGCAACAGAATTCATCATCGATGGTGGTCATGGTGAAGGATTCTGTATCGGGAACGTGCTGAAATATGCACAAAGGTATGGCAAGAAAGACGGCCGCAATCGTAAAGACTTGCTAAAAATTTTACACTATGCTATAATCATGCTACACGTACATGACTTGAATGAAGGAAAAGAAAATGAAATTAAGTGAATCAACAATCAACGTTCTAAAAAACTTTGCAACCATTAATGCTGGTATGCAATTTAAAGAAGGCTCTGTAGTGCGAACTATCTCCAAAGGACAGAACGTACTGGGCAAAGCAACAATAACCGAAGCATTCGAAAAAGATTTTGTCATCTATGACTTGAATCGTTTCTTGTCTCTTCATAGTTCTTTGTCAGACCCTGAAATTGTTATCAATAGCGATACAAATAATCTCACAATCAAATCTGGAACATCCAAGACAACATATGGTCTTGCAGATGAATCTATGATTGTTGCGCCGCCAGCAAAAGAGATTAAAGTAGAAAATGCCGAAGTGAATTTTCGACTGACAAAAGACGATATGAATCAAGTATTGAAGTTGTCTGGCATCTTGGGTCTTCCAAACATTGCAGTAACTGGTAATGGTTCAGAAATCTCTATCTCTGCACTTGACGTTAAGAATGCAGATTCTGATGACTTCTCAATTAAAGTTGGTGAGACTTCAGCAAACTTTCGAATGATTTTCGTTACAGAAAATCTTAAGATGGTTGCCGGCACATATGATGTATCTATTTCGTCCAAAGGCATTTCGCATTTCAAACATGCGACTGATGCAATTGAATATTGGATTGCTACTGAAGCCGGTTCTAAGTACGAAGGTTAATATTATGAGTAATGTGATTGTTCCGTCCTCTCCAGAGGACCGTAAAAAGATTCTGGATGCACTTGTCGAAATTTCAAATTCACTCACTCGCATTGAAGCGGAACGTGATTTGATTAAAGACATTCTCACTACAGTAGAAGATAAATTTGAGTTGCCTAAAAAGTATACTCGCAAACTTGCAAAGATTTATCACAAACAAAACTTCACCGAAGTCCAACAAGAGCAAGACGATGTTGAGACTTTATATGAGAGTGTGGCTAAGTAACACTCGCTTGCATTCTAACATGCAATGTGTTAGAATATATTTTTATGTTATGATAAGGTGAACACATGCTACAAGATTTTTTGTGGGTCGAGAAGTATCGACCAAAAACTGTTGAAGATACAATTCTTCCAGCAGACTTAAAGGCTACGTTTCAACAATTTGTTGACCAAAAAAACGTTCCTAATCTAATTCTTACAGGCGGTCCTGGCGTTGGTAAAACTACTATCGCCAAGGCTATGCTTGAAGAACTTGGATGTACTTATATTGTTATTAACGGTTCGATGAATGGTAATATTGATACCCTACGCAATGAAATTAAAAACTTTGCATCGACCGTTTCATTTTCTGGTGGAAGAAAATATGTCATACTTGACGAGGCTGATTACCTTAATCCTCAATCTACTCAACCCGCACTCAGGAACTTCATGGAAGAGTTTTCTGCTAATTGTGGTTTTATCCTTACTTGCAACTTTCTCAATCGTATCATCGCACCTCTTCACAGCCGATGTTCTGTTGTACAGTTTAAGATAAACGCCGCAGACAAGCCAAAACTTGCTGGTCGTTTTATGAAACGTATGACTGGCATTCTACAAAAAGAAAATGTGGAGTTTGAAGAGAAGGTTGTTGCTGAACTTATTATGAAACACTTTCCTGATTGGAGGCGTGTTCTCAATGAACTACAACGTTACTCTGCTACAGGTAAGATTGATACTGGAATTCTTGCAAATATCTCAAGTGATAATTTCAAGACGTTAGTTGATAGATTGAAAGCAAAAGACTTCACAGGTATGCGTAAGTGGGTTGCAGAGAATCTAGAC